TACATAATGATACATAGGGGACGTCAGGTTAAATCCCCCCACTACTGTGCGTGCATATCAACGTAGGGTGCAAGGGGAGACATTGTATATATGAACTCTATATACTAATTTATTTTACATTATGTAGTTATATACGCTTACTTTGTCCTATGTTGTACTAATTCTATATGCCTTATTAATAACACCATATCTACCATTCCTAGAAAGGTGCCCATAAATATTGCCTGCAGTAAAAAATATAGAGATATATATAGTCAAAAAGTTATTGAAAAGATTTCAACAAATCAAAGATTTGCACTTAAAAGTGATTAACTTTCTTCCTTATATATTAACTATAAAATATAACTTACTCAAAACTTGCAGTTGCAAGTTTCTTGCGTAGTTTATTTTATTAACTCTCTATTTTTCTTTAGGACGAATTTTTTTGTTTATTTTATTGGGGATTTACCCCTTGAACTAGTTCAAAAAGGATAAAATAAAAAGGCAAAAAAATTCTAATATTTATTCGTACTCTCTCTTATAAGTAAAGAACCCCCAACAAGAACGCCCTTGCAGTAGCAAGGACAACCTTTTACCATATTCGTAAAGTCAAAATTCTATTATAAAACTACCGACAACTCTCACATACTAAGTAACGCACAATAAAGTTTTATTAATAGACGGTTTGACTTGACTTGAAAATGGTATATTGGTTCTTGTACTTATAAGCTAATAGAAAGGATAGAAAAATGGCTACTAAGCACACACTAAAACACTATACAACCGATACAGAGGCGGTTGCCTAACGATATGCGTGTCGTTAAGTTAAGGGGGAAATACGCCTTCAAATTCGCCCCAGAAAGTGAGGGTAAAACAAGGTATATGATTGCTAGTGTTAATACTAAAGGCGAATTTAAGAACTTAGGTATCTTAAAACAATATGAGGCTGTTATCCAGCTAAAAGCATTGTTTGAGAATTATCCTAAAGTTCTTAATCGTAAGGCTTATACACCTAACAAAGACGGTTCTATGAACGCTAAATTTATGGAACTAATAGGTACTAACGCAATTGCAGAGACATTTGATAATGTACCGACTTTGCAAGAATGTAAAGCCTTTATGAACGCTAAGTTCTCAGGTAAAATTCAAGACTATATGTCTTAATAATTATGGCTACGCACTATGGTGCGTAGCCATTTTTTTTATATAAGATTTTTTTTTATATTAATATTACAATGACACTACACCACAATCAGTTCTATTCCAATGCATATGCATATCATCATATTGAAACTATATACAATTACATCAATCATCATCTCTATATCTATATATCTATAACACCCTAATCTACCATTACTTAAATAACCTATGCTTGAACAAAAAAAAAATTAAATTTTTTTTGTGTATAAAAATTTTATATATCGTATGCCTGCATACTGGAGTTATGCATAGGGTTTGTCAAATTTTTCCAGTTAATAACAATATATGCAAACTGGAAATGTGTTAGATTTTTCTCAAGTCAATTTTGACTTTTCTTTTATTTCAATATAGAAAGGTAGGTGTTTATTGTGGGTAAAAGATATAAGCGACCAAGTGTTCCTCGCACTAAAAGAGTATATGACGAGGACAACAACACTATTATAGATACAGGTATTCCTAATCTCAATGGTGTTAGAGAGTATGTACAACCAGTACATAACGCTCTAGATA